CAGAATTAACTTCAAACATCAATTATCTACAACCGTCGGGTTTCAGTGTCTCCATTTCTCGGGAAAACTATCCGAACTTGGAATACTTCGCCCAGCAAATATCTCACCCATCTATCGATGTGGCAGAGACAATGCAAACAGCACGAAAAATCCAGATACCTACTGCGGGTGACACTGTAACGTTCGGTACACTTGACGTCACGTTTCTCTTAGATGAGGACATGACGTCATATACGGAGATGTTCGACTGGATGGTCCGATTGGTTAACGAAAATCAGACAGACCAGACAGCAGCAATCGCAACGGGAACCCCATCAACCGAGGCAGACATTTACGTTTCCATTCTGTCCAGTCACAACAACGTTATCAAAACCATAAAATACTATAACTGTGTACCGACGTCTGTCAGTAATCTAGAACTAAATGCTCAATCAGGTGCAGAGATTCCTCTCACTTTCAACGTATCGTTCAGGTGTTTACAGTTCGAACTGGTGTAGTTGTTTCCGTATACGGGATATGATATACTAAGTGTTTGATGTCCATGTTTTGGGATTTATTATGATCGATTTAGATAAGATTTTGAAGGAGTGGCAGAAAGACGCTCCCATTGACATACTCGGATTAGATGACGCGTCCAGAAAGACTCCCGTACTTCATGGCAAATATCTTGAGTTCCTGTCACATGCTAAACTAGAAATGAAAGACGCTGAGTTCAAACAGAAAGAACTCATGCGGAAGAAGTTTCTATGGTACAACGGTAAGATGACACAGGCACAACTGGAGCGTGAGGACTGGGATCCAGATCCATTCAATGGTCTTAAGATCATGAAGGGTGACATGCATTATTATGTAGAGTCAGACCCTGAACTGATTAAATCTGAGGCAAAGATTCACTACCACAAAACTGTGATAGATACACTGAAAGAAATCGTTGACACTATTAAGTGGCGGCACATGGTAATCAAAAACATAATTGAAAATAAAAAGTTCGAAGCGGGTTTTTAAATAGATGTCCATCGTCAAACTAAAATTACTCAACCATGCGATGCTACAGTTCATAGAATGTGAACCAGGCATTGCCCAGGAACTGAGTGATCGGTTAACCTTTGAAGTGCCGGGTGCGAAGTACATGCCTGCGGTGCGGAAGAAAGGTGGTTGGGATGGTCACATCAGACTATTCAACAGAAAGAATGGTCAGATCAACGCTGGGTTATACGATAACATCCGAAGTTACATCGAGTCTAGCGGCCATACAATCGAACTAGAGGAAACTGAGTTTGGTGTTCCTGGTTCGAAGAACGGAGTCCAACGTAAAGAAGTTGTAGACTGGATCAATACACTAACCCTACCGTGGGAACCTTACTACTATCAGATCGATGCGGTCACGCATGCACTTAGACACAAACGCGCGGTGTTCGTCTGTCCGACAGGTTCTGGTAAATCGTACATAGCATATCTGGCATCAAGGGCGTATCTTGCCCGGCACCAGAGTCACATACTGATCATTGTTCCTACTACTAGTTTGGTTGAGCAACTGTCTAGCGATTTCATCGAGTACAATGCATCGATGTCTGATTATGTGCAGAAAATTTATCAGGGTCATGAAATAGAGATCAAAAAACCTATTGTCATATCAACGTGGCAGTCTATCTACAAACTACCAAAGGAATGGTTTGCAAAGTTCGGTATGATCATTGGTGACGAGTGTCATGGATTTAAATCCAAGTCATTAACATCTATCATGAATAAGTCAGTGAATGCTGAATATAGAATAGGACTAACAGGCACACTGGACGATTCTGAAGTTCATGCACTCGTCCTTGAAGGACTATTCGGACCAATCTTACAGGTAACAACAACAGCGAAATTGCAAGCAGAGAGAGTACTCGCTCCTCTAAAGATCCAGATGCTGGCATTACAGTACACCAACGAAGAACGTAAGTCAGTCCATAAGGTAGCGTATCACGATGAGGTAGACTTTCTTGTTGCGCATGAGAGACGGAACAAACTCATTACCAACCTAGCATTAGATCTTGATGGTAATACACTAATCTTATTTAATTATGTTGAGAAGCATGGTAAGGTGCTGCATGATATTCTTGATCAGAAAATTGAGAAGGGAAGAAAACTATACTTTGTTGCAGGCGAAACAGATGTTAAAATTCGTGAAGCAATTAGAGGAATTGTAGAGAAGCAATCTAATGCAATCATTGTGGCGAGTTTTGGTACATTTAGTACCGGTATAAATATACGTAACATTCATAATATTATCTTCGCGTCACCTAGTAAGTCTGTTATAAGAGTACTACAGTCTATAGGTAGAGGATTAAGAATATCTGACAATGGTTATACAACCAACCTATATGATATTATGGATGAATTGAAGTGGAGTGGTCGCGAGAACTTTTCAATGAAACATGGAAATGCTCGGATCACAATTTACGAACGCGAAGATTTCGTATTCAAAATTATAGGGATGAAAATATAATGAATCTTAAGCAATTTAAATTGACCAACGGCGAAGAAATTCTTTGTGAAGTTGTGGAATGGCCTGACGAGACTCACAGCGAGATACTGGTCAGGAACGTTATTCAGATTGTCACGAAAGAAATATCGATTGAAGCAGATCCTGGATACGGAAGATACTATATTCTCCGACCTTGGATGATGTATGTCGATGGATACAAAGAAATTGTTATGATCAGTCCAACTAGTGTGGCAGGATCCGCTGGGGTGGTAGATACTGATACATCCGAACAATACCATTATGGTGTTTCGAAGATGCAGGATCTACATAACATTAGAATACAGGCATCAGCTGAAAGAGAAAGTGCCTTGTTATCGGATTTATTAAGCACTATAGTGCCATCGGGTAGCACAAAGACTCTAACTGATTCAGCAGGGACTAATGTGATTGACTTCCCTAGTGGTTCAGATAAGGTGCACTAGTAATCCTAGCATTCATCTTCACTGTCAAACTATGTTTTTATTATACCAGTTTTGTATCAACAATTCAAGTTTACACGGTTACTACGCTCGCGCAGAGCGTTGGGGTTTTTATTTTATAGAAAAGGAATTATTATGATCATAGATATGGAAAAAGAAAAGAAATTGAAACCGAGGGAACGCGCTCATTATGTAAACAACGCTCTATTTTCTGCTGCAGTAGTAGAGTACGTTATTGCATGTAAAGAGTCAGAAGAAAAGCAAGAACCTTACCCTATAGTAACAAACTATATCGCCGAGTGTTTTCTAAAGATTAACGAAGGTTTATCTCACAAAGCAAACTTCGGTCGCTACACTTATCGTGAAGAGATGATGATGGATGGTGTCGAGGATTGCTTGAAGCGTATCAAGAATTTCAAAATTGAAACTAAGACACGCACAGGTAAACCTAATGCATTTTCTTACTTCACTCAGATAGCGTGGTTCGCCTTTCTTCGCAGAATTGCCAAGGAAAAGAAGCAACAGGCAATAAAAGTCAAGTACATGAATGAGACTGGTTTAGATAATCTTATTCAGGAAGAGCTCGATGCTAATCCTGCCGCGCGCGCGACCCACGCATTCGTCGAGGAACTTCGCCAGCGTATCGACTTCATTAAAGATAAGGATAAGGACATCAAGGACTACTCCAAGAAAGAAACGAAGAAAAGACGTGCCGTTCATGCAGACTCGGATTTATCTTCTTTCCTATAGTGACTTGAATTTACATTAGAAAAGCAGTATAATGAATACTACCGCACGATAAATCATGAGAACAGTGAATTGAAGTTAGCAATAATATCAGATACTCACGCTGGAATTAGAAACAGTTCGGATGTCTTTATTGAATACCAACGTAGATTCTATGAGGACATATTCTTCCCCTATCTACTAGAACACGGTATCAATAAGATACTACACTTAGGTGACTACTACGAGAACAGGACATCGATCAATTTCAAGGCGTTGAATGCGAACCGTGAAATGTTTCTGGATAAACTCCGCGAGTATGGTATACACATGGACATCATACCCGGAAACCACGACACATTTTACAAAAATTCTAGCAAACTCAACGCTCTAAAAGAACTACTCGGTCACTACATGAACGAGGTGCGGATCTTTGAACAACCCGCAGTAGAACAGTATGGCGAACTCAAGATCGGCATTATTCCATGGATCAATGCAGAGAACGAAGAAGCGATTCGACTCTTCATTAGTACATGTAAGGCAGACGTGATAGGTGCACATCTGGAACTCGCTGGGTTTGAAATGCAAATAGGCGTCGTCGCTCCCCATGGTATGGACCATAGTATTTTCTCTCGTTTTGAAATGGTATTATCAGGTCATTATCATACTAAGTCGCAGCAGGATAACATCCACTATCTAGGTAGTCAGATGGAATTCTTCTGGAGCGACTGCAACGATCCGAAGTACTTTCACATTCTCGATACAGAGACTCGGGAGTTAACTCCTGTACAAAATCCTATCACCATGTATGAGAAGATCTTGTATGATGATAGTGTAAGCACATCATACGCGACTGTCAACGTACAGCATCTAGATGGTAAGTTCGTTAAACTTATTGTTATAAACAAATCAAAACCTAAAGAGTTTGAGAAGTTCGTTGATAGAATACATGCCAGAAAACATCATGGTTTACAGATCGTCGAGAATTTCTCTGACTTCGTAGGAACTAACGTCGAAGACGATAAGGTGTCCGTCGAAGATACCGAGAGTTTACTCTACACATATATTGATGCGACAGATACAGAACTCGATAAATCTAGAATTAAAACTTTGATTCGTAGTCTTATGGTGGAAGCACAGTCCACTGAAATTGAATAGGAGACACCCGTCTTAGTTTTAGAACGAATAAAATACCGAAACTTCCTTTCCACTGGGAATAACTTCACCGAGATTGATTTCTGTAAAGAGAAGACAACACTCATCGTGGGCACAAACGGATCAGGTAAATCATCACTGGTAGATGCGTTGTCATATGCCTTGTTCGGTAAGGCACATAGGAACATCACCAAAGTTCAACTTATCAATTCCATAAATGCCAAAGATATGGTTGTTGAAGTGGAATTCAATGTTGCTAATAGTGCGTATCGAGTTGTCAGAGGTCAGAAACCAACCATATTCGAAATCTGGAAAGATGGCGTACTTCTGAATCAGGATTCACACGTCAAGAAGTACCAGAAGATCCTTGAACAGAATATCATTAAGCATAACCACAAGTCCTTTCACCAAGTGGAGGTACTAGGTTCGTCGTCGTTCGTTCCCTTTATGCAACTACCTACGAATCAGAGACGTGAGGTGATTGAAGATCTGCTTGATATTAAT